TCACCCCATGCGTATGTTAAAGTATTCCAATAATCTGCGTTGGTGTCCCAATAAGGTATAAATCCAAAATCTGTAAGGAAGTAAATACCCTCTATGCCATCTGGAGAATGAGTAAAACTACCAGCAACTTCACCTGATTGAGTTGTCCAAGAAACTCCCACTTCATTACCTTTATATGTAAATGAACCAGTAGCTCTCTTATCATTGTAAGTAAAAGAACCAGTGTTTTCGTTTGCGTCAGTTACCCATGTCGTCATGAAGGAATACCATTATTGAAGTTTGTTGCATTTTCTATTTTATTTAAGGCTTCTTGTTCTGTGTATTTGTGTTTATTAGTGTTACCAGAAACCATAAGGTTTAAAACTTCTTGACCTGTCATATCGTAGTAACCAGAATTTTTATATATAATATTCAAAGCTTCAGTAGATGTGTATTTTTGATATGATATTCCACTATAGTCTACAGAATTATGAGTTCCTAAAGATTTTAATTTTTTGTTAAGAGCTTCTCTATAGGTGTACTTATGTAAGTCATCACCATTTATTGAATTCATTCTTTCTTGTAGAGTATAATCTTGTAAGTTAGCCATTATTTTATTGAATAAGTTGCACTAGGAACAGATACAGAAATTACTCTTTTATTACTTTCATTGTCACCTAGCTTTTTATAAAACTGTTTTAAATAATATTCTTTTCTTTCGATGTCTCCATTTTCTTCATGTAGCATTGCTCTTACATAATCAACAACTGCTAATGACAACATTCTATTTAAATTAACATGGTCATCTTCGTCTGGTGAAGCTTGCTCTGTAAGAGTTGGTTGGGCTCCTCCATTTAATGCATTTGGGTCATTATCTACAAAAGCTTCAATGAAAGCAGTGCCTTCAAACATAAGTCCATTTGTAATGCTTTCATCTGGATACATTAAAGTATCCCAAGTATTATCCACTGGAAGCCTTACTTTATATCCAGCTATAGTTGCAATCTCAGCTGAATCACGTCTTTGGTATAATTGAACATTTCTTCCAGATATTGAATATACCCAATTTCTATGTGTGTTTACGCTCATTCTGGGTCTGTATCCTCACGAACAACGGGGTCATGAATCATTCGTCTTATTCGTTTATATTTTTTATCTTCTGTATCGTATACAGATATACTTTTAATTCTAATTAAATTAGCTGGTAATGGATAATCTCTTGTTCCGTCAACTATATTTGTTTTCCAAGTTGCTACGTTTTCATCGTAATTAGATTGAATAACATTAATAGCATCTTTTATATAAGCAATTATCTTATTAGTGTCTTTTGAATTAACTCTTTCCATTATTTCTTGTACTTTCATTATACATCCTTTAGTAAAGCTGCGTATTCTATAGAAACATTTGAACTCATTCCAGATATGGGTATTCCGTCAGAATCAAGTTTAACAGCTATCACTTGCAAATCATCAGTTGTGCAATTAATTGGTTTGAATACCAAAACTTCACCAGCTCCTAAAAATATACCAGTTGTAAGATTGTAAGCTGCCGTAGACCCTAAACCTAAGCATATTCCATGAGTTGAATCTGTTGCTAAATTCTTTATTGCAATCCATCTTATTAAATCACCACCTGCTACGGCATTTGTATCTCCTAAAAAATCAACAGATGAATCTACGACTAAATCTCCAGTCCCAGATGCATAAGTTATATCTCTTTTTTGATAAACCCATTTATCACTAGTGCCTTTAGTCCATTTTTGAGAACCGTTCATTTGACTTTTTATGCTATCAAAAAATACAGAAGCTCCTATTGTTGCTTTAGCGTTATCCGCCACCTTGCTGACTCCTCATAGCTGATATTTTCAATAAAGTCTTAGGATGATTTTCTATATACATTTTTATTTCAGACATACACCAATTATAGTATTGAGCTGACATTTGTAAATAATGACTTAATTTAATTTGATACTCTGATTGCCATTCAGCTATTTTACCTTGATTAAAATTTACAGTTTCATTTATTTGAGCTGCGTAACTACTTATCTCATTTTGATATTTACTTAATTTTGCAGAATACTCTTGAGATTCTCTATCTTTATTTAAAGTAGCTTCCTGAGTAGCTTCTTGAACGAGAGCTTCATATTCAGCATGTTGAGCATTGAAATCAGCTTGAGCATTTTGCAAATTGGAATTGAATTCTTGAATTTGCGAATTAATTGTTTGAACCCTAACAGCAGCCATTTCAGAATCTTCTTCTGTATTTATCCAATTATCTATATCTTGCCAATCTGGAGGATTCCAATCAGGCGCAGTAAACGTTGGAGCTGTTTGAGTTGCTATGTTTACAGTTGTAAAACTTGGAGCATCTGGAGCAGTAGGTGGAGTTATATCCGACCAAGTAATTGTCGGGAATGTACTTGCTTTAGCTAAGCTTGAAAATTCTTTTGCAGCTGCGTGATTAATAACTATATTTCTTAAATCAGAATCATCATCAATTTTAGATGAATCAATAAAATAATAATAACCAGCTGCCCCACCTGCAGTAACTGGAATAATTTTTATACCACCATCATGCTCATGATAATAGACTGGGTGTTTATTTGTGGCATATTTTAAACTAGATGAATCAGCTACCCATTTAGCATCTGATAATGGAACTTTCTTACAAGAGTACCCATCACGTTGCACATCTACAATAGAATCATTAGCTGGGGCTGACATTGCAGAACCATCAGTTGAATTACCAGCTCTGTCTATTAAATTCTCTAATAAATCTTTTGGTATATTTGCTGAAACAAATCTTTGAGCATCTTCAACTACATGAGAGCCTAATGTAGATTCACCAGTTATATCTTTTATACTTTGAATAATTTCTGTTGTTGCCATATTTATTTATTATATATGAGGGGCCGAAGCCCCCCATATATTGTTGTTTTATGATTCGTCTGACCAAACTCCAGATAAGTTGTGAATCGTCCAGCCATCAGCGCTCCCACCAACTAAATGAATATAATCATATTTTTGTTGGGTTGCTTTTGCTAGGATTACATCTTTATCATCTGTTCCAGCAGCTCCTGCAATATCAACTAAAAACTTATCAGAAGCATTAGGAGATACTGATAGTTTAGCTCCACCGTCATCAGCAGTACAAACAATGATGAAAGAAGCACCTACCGTTACCGCTGGTAAAGTAAGTGTCTTATCATCTGCGCTTATTTCTACATAATGACCAGTTTGTACACTGTGATTAGCAATAGCTAAAGTAGCATCAGCAGCTAGGACTATTGGGTCAAGACCTGAAAGGGTCTGTATCAAAAGAGAGTTATCAGATTTATTCGAGCCATATAGAGGGTTTTTCATAGATAGCCTCCTATTTCCAGACCGCATGGGCTTCTGGCATCTGCCATTCCATACCGGCCTCGGTTTGAATTAAATCAACTCTTCGGTCAACACCACTGTTTTCAAGAGTTTGAACTCCTACATAAACTGCAGTATCACGATTCAGTCCATTACCTACTAATGGTCTGTATGCACAATACTTCATGTTTACTGCAAGAATCTTGATTTGAGTCCCGTCCAAGTGAATATTACGAGCCAAATTCATAACTCCATAAGGAGTATAAACTTGAGTAATGTCTACACCATAGACATTCTTCTTACCACCAATACTGAACTCTGCTGTAGCTGCAAAAGCTTTTGAATCGCTACCAAGCTCAGTTTTTCTCATGTTAGCATTAACATAACCACCAAGTTTATGGAACCAATTATATACATCAGTTGATACCAAGAACAATGTAGCATTAGAGTTATTGTAACGTGGGTCTAAGAATTGAGACATGTCATCAAGAAAGTCATCTTGTGATTTTGTTGAACCAATGGTGCTACCTGTGAAGATATTACCATAACTTAAACAAAAATCAACAGCTCCTTGAGTGTATTGAACTCCATCTTGAGATGATTGAGAACCAAATAGTAATGATTGCTCAATATCCCATTTGTGTTCAATCAACTTTTCACGCCAGATTCGTGCAAACTCATTCGGTTCATACTTTAGGACAGTTGCACGAGTTGTGTTATCCATCGCCATAGCTGTTTTCCAAATTTGAGTTAGTCCAAAACCTGTGGAGAAAGGTTGGTCTTTCCATGTTTCAGGATAACCAGTTCCTTGCCCGTGAGCTGAACCTACAACGTAACAACGCTTTGGTTCTAAATCCGTAGCGATTGTTTTATTGTAAACAGTTGAAACTGGAGTAGTTCCATCTTCCCACATTAGGTCAACAGAACTTGAAGTACCCTTTACAATCTCACATTTAAGTGTTTGATGTGTGGTTGATACTGGAGTTACTGATTTAACCTTAGCAAGTAAATAACCAGTTGGTGTTGTATAAGCACTGCTTTCTCCTGCTGCCCTGTAATTAATTTTAATTACTTGGTCAGGAAGAAAGAATTGCGGTGCTGTGTTAGCATCTCCAACTGCTACTGCTCCTTGTGATTGACCAGAAATACTAGTCATGTTACCTTTATTCTCATAGTCCGTACCCATTTTAAAATAATAGGTATCACCTGCATCTACATCGCCAGCTCCAATTGTCGCATCGTCACTTGTCGAAGCAGATGAAGAACCATGAGCTACTGCATAAGAATATCTCTTATGAAACGAACCCCTACGTTCGGTAAACTTAAACTCAGGGTCATCTGTAGGCTTCTTTGCAACTTTAGATACAAATCGGAAGAAAGGGTCTTGAGCTATTGCTAGTTCAGAAACTCTATCCCCAAAATTGTACTTACGTCTAAGGTCGCCAGTAAGCTTACCAGAACCAGCATTCCACGAATCCGGCCCTGCGCCATATGTTTCCATTCCAAAAACATCAGCCATTTTGAGCTCCTTTTTTTAAGGATTAATTGCGCTCGATATTATATACCAAACGCTTCTTCTAGTTCATTGGTCTGACCTAGAATCGCATCAAAGACTGAATCGTCTGGGGATTGCTCAGTTTGAACACTTCCTTGAGTTGCTAAAGTACCCGGCTGTTGTTGAACTTCACGCATCTTTTCGTGAATTTCTTGCCTAGTATTATCAGCAATTTTCTCATCCCTGTTATTTCTATTCATAAGATAATATATATCATCTAGAGCTAATGATTTAGATTTTGCAAAATCAACAAATTGAGACCATTCTTCATCGTTCATATTATGACGATTTCTAAAATCAGTCTCTCTTGCCAACTTCTCGTTTTCTATTCTTTGCCCTTGCAAAGCTGAGTTTAACCTTCTTTGGACTACTCCATCAATGGTTGCTCCCAAAACTTTTGCAGAATCAGATTCAGGTTTTTGAAAAGCATCATCTGCGTCAAACATAAAGTCCTCATCCAGATTTAACTTTTCAGTCATTGTTTGCGGGGTCTGACCACCACCCTCAAAATAATTTCTCACATGAGCAATTAAATTAGGGTCTTCTCGCATAGCATCAAGTATTGGCATATAAGGTTCTAATTCGGAAAGTTTTCCGTTCAACCTTTTTGCTTCTCTACTTGAATCACTATACCTTTTTTGCAAAGTATCTACTTCAGATACTTGTTCCTGAACTTCTACATTGGGGCTCGCCTGCGTGTTATCGCTTTGTATCGAGGTTGGTTGTGAAGGTTCATCTAGAATAGCTCCATTAACTTGTGCATCTAATGATTCAAAAAAATCATCAGAGCCCATGCTCATTACGCTATCTTGTACGCTATTACTTTCGGGGGCTTTAGCAGCGTTACCTACTTGTTCTGACATACTAATCTCCTATTTAGAGTTTTATTAATTTATGCATAACAACGAAATTTTCAAACTACTTAATTGCTACGCATGTTTTTACTTTCATGTTCCACACATAACCTTTTTTACATTTTCTGCGACCACCCTTTTCAGGGTGTTCTTTGTTATGTTGTGCTTTTGAAATCTTTTTAAGATTAGAAGAGTTATTATTCTTTTTATTACCATCTTTGTGATGAACAACCTCTCCTTTTTTAGCATTTGCTTTATTTCTATAATGAGTCTGGCTACTACCATCCTTCCATCTTCCATTTTTACTGCCATCTCTAGCCATATTGCTATAGCTTTTCTTTTTCCAATTAGGCATCGGATTCCTTAGATTGCTGAATTTTCATATCTGCTTTCATTTCAGCTTTCATTTTTTCAAACTCACTTTTCAAAGCTCCTCTTAATACTTTTTGCTGAGCTTCGGTTTCTAATAAATCTTTTCTTATTTCATTAGAAGCTGTTCCAACTTGCATCTTTATTCCAGCTTGTACTAATTGTCTTTGCAATGTTTCTATAGTACCATCTTTATCTTTCAACGCTTCCTCCATACTTTGAATTTGGCCTTGTAGTTGTGAATACATTGACTTTCTCTGTATTAATTGTTTTTTATTTCTTATATCAGTTTCAGCTACCATAGCTATATCATCAATAAGGCCAGCTTGGAACCATTTAAAATATTCTTCTAATAAAGCCCATCTATTAACTGGCATTGTAGCTCCAGCTACAACTCTTACATCAAATCTAGCACTTGAATAATCTTTATATTTAGATATTGCCTCGCCATAATCATTGTAAATAGGGATATTGATTTTAACTTCTTTTTCTTGTTCTTGAGGAGTTTGACCAGCTTCTGGTTGAACTATTCTAAATACTTTTTCAATTGAATAATGTTTTTGAGCTATCATTTGAAAACATCTTCCAAGATGCTCCAATGCTGGCTCTACTACGCTTCCCATCCAAGCTTTAAGTCTTCTAGTTCCAAATTCGTCATTAGCTAATAGACCTCTATATGTTTCTGCTTGGTCTTGAGTAAATCCCATCATAGCTGAAGGAACTCCACTTATGTATTCAGCATCTCCCTTACCTTCTTGAACCACTGTATAAAATGCATTATTAATCGGAGCTGGTAAAACTGGAGTAGGAGGTGTAAATCCTTGTCTGTATTTTAATAAAGCTCCCGGTGAAGAAGAATATCTTTCCCACTCATCTTCAGGAACAGAACCTTCCTCATACATCCATCTAAGATTCGATGCTAGGTTTGCATTGTGAAGCATTATTTGATGAGCTTTGTTTATTTCTTGTTGCTTTCCTATTAATGGAGATACTGCACTCATTGGATACGGAGTCCCAGTATACATATATGGAATAGGCACTATCGGATATTCTTGCATTGGCAATGTATATTCATATAGAAATACATCATCCCCAACACTACATGTCTGTATAATCCTATTTTCATAAAACTTTATAGCATCAACTACATTCTTTTTTGCAGAACTCTCCATTATAATTTTATAAGATTTTTCATCCATTACTTGTTGGGTCACTTTAGTGGCTGCATCTTGAGCCGCTGCAGTTAATTGCATTTCTTGTTCTTCAATAGCTTGAGATGCCATTTCCTGAGCTCTTTTTAATTCTAATTGACCTCTTTCAGGAATCATTTCTCCAGCTTCCACAGCTTGTGCAATCTGTTGTTGTTTTTCAATTAATCCAACTTCTATTTCAGATTTAAAATCTTCTAATTGTTTTTGTATATCTTCTTGGATAACTTGCATTTCCTCAGGGGAAGGCATCACTTTTATATATACATTAAAATAAGCAAATTTCTTTTTTGAATAAGTTTCATAGTATGGAATAATATCATCATCTTCAGCGTCAAGATTAACACCCATAGTAATATCTTCTGGCTGAATACTCTGACCTTCATGAGTGTCTCTTTCAGAATAGGAAAGTATTTCAGTATTTTTTGAAACTTTTTTAATCTTTGATTCAAATTCAGGCAACATATTTATCAATCTTGCCCTTGCAATATTTTTTCTTACTTGTATAAATGTAGCATCTCTAAAAAGAAAATCCCTACTAGCTGGGTCAACATAAACATCGTAAGGGTCAAGTCTATTAAATCTCACTTCCCCCATTCCCCTATCAGCATCCTTATCTACATCTACAAAGAAATACCCAATACCTTTAGTAAGGGCATCTAGAGCAACTTGACTGTATAATGATTTACCATTTGAAAGATACCAGCAGTAATCTGAAATATCTGAATGAACTTGAGCTACATCTACATCATCTCCAGTTGCTCCAACTGCTTTCCATTTAGGGTTATTAGCAGTAACAAAATATTTCATAATCTCTACAATAGGAGTTACCCTATTTATAGTAAATGTAGGCATTCCAGATTCTTCTAGAGATTCTTTTTCTTCTTTAGATAATTGTTCGTTTAAATAAAAATCATGACCTTTCTGGCTTAAGTATTGCCATCTTTGTCTATGTGTATTATTAGCTCTTTCCCATAATTGTTTATTTACCTGAGCTTTACTTTTTTTAGTTGTTCTCGCCATTATTATTCTCCCTTCCAACTTCCTTCACTAAATTTACGAGATTCCTCTTCATCTTGCCCAAATTCAAATCGTTCACCTCTTTTTGAAGCTTCTAAATAAGCCCCTTGTATATCAGCCCTTTCTCGACTTATATCATTACCTTCAGCATCTTGCACTGTAGGAGTATAATCTTTCCATCTACCCGGTGCATCTTTATCTGGAAATAATGTTGGGAAAGCAACCCATCTACCATCTATATATTCATGAGCCATCTTATGAGTCGATTCTCCAATTCTTTTTCCAGATTTGTCATAATTTGGTCTTTCTTGATTTTTTCTTATTTCTTTAGCTCTATGTGAATACTCATCGTATTTCCCAGCTATTCTAACTTTATCAGTCATTATTCAAATATTCCCCTAGCTTTTTGACCAGCCTTTTTTAAAAATTCAAAAATTCTATCATCAACTTCTGTCTTATCTAAAACGCCAGTCGCTACACTTCTTAGTGAAAATTTCTTTTTATCTTTGTCTGCTTTTCTTATTTCTTGTTCAGGAGTTTTGTAATAATGCCTATCATATATTTCAAAACCGGGGTATATAATTTGAGAACCTAATTCTTCATATTTGTCAATATTCCACGGGTCATATATTGAAAAGTATTTACCACGTTCATCTTCCCCAACGCCTACATTAAATCTTTCCATTCCAACATGCCGGTCAGAGTAAGCAAAATCTTTTTTACCAGCTTTAACTTCTTCACTATACCCCACTGAATAAGTTTTAGGAGGCTTATTTGATGCTTTTCTCTCAGCGGCTTCCCTTTCCATTTCAGGTATATGTTGTTTTAAAGCTTCGTATGCATCAGTGATTTGATTCCTATCTCTAAAGGTGTAAAATTTTTCTCCTTCCCTCTCTTCTGATTGGTAAGTTGGCTCATATTCACTTTCGACCATTGTATTATATTCTTGGTCTAATTCAGCTGCTATGTTCATCATATCTATTCTTTCTTTTATTCTTATAGGAATAGGTCTTCCCCTTTCTATATCGCCTTTTTTCCAAGGCTCCTGTGTCCCTCTTTTTAAAGCTGTTCCGTAAATACGTTTCTGCATCCTTGCTATTCTCTCATCTGGGTCTGTTCCAAATATAGTCCTATAAACAGTCCCAGCGTCTATTTCATAATCAAATCCAGTAACGGCTTCAGAAATTCTATTAGCAGCCCAATCCCTAGTTGACTCCATAGCTTCTTCAAATAAGCTTTTAGCCATAATTAATCTCTTAATTCTACATGGACTAAATCATCAAAACGATTATCTTTTATTTCTCCATCACTATCCCAGTCTCCACCCCATCGAATCTTTAATCCTAATTGATGTCCAATCCCTCTGAGCATACCACCCATATAGTGAAATCTTTCTCTATCTTCCCAGTCTATCGGGTAAGGAGCGAGGTCAACAGCTTTTCCTTCCATATGTTTGGAATACTTAACTTTAGTTTTCCCCTGTGCTAACAATTGCTCTTGCCGCTCCTTACTCCGTAGTCCTTCGATAATAGTAACATCCATTATCTTAATTAGCTCATTTAATACGTTAACCAATTTAGGGTCAACGCCTTTTAGTCGTTTTTTAGAACGCTTACCGAATCTAGGCATTACTTCTTAGCGCAACTATATTTACGACCTTGCCATGTAAATCCCTTAGCTCCGCCAGCACATTTAGTTTTAAATGCTTTTCTAAAACTTCCAGCAGCTCTTGATTTTTTTTCATACTTAACGTATTCGCCACCTTTGGTCTTTTTTAATCCAACGGCTCCTTTTGAAACCCTAGTATCCTTAGAAGCTCCAATTTTCTTTCTTTTTTCAGCGTGTAACTCAGAAGCTGACTTAGTCCTTTTATTGTATTGCTTTAGATTTTTTGGTTTTCTTTTTAGTTTGCTTTTTACCTTTGATAGAAAACCTTGCTTTTTTACTTTGCTACCGCGGCTTTCAAATTTTTTCTTTACCGCTCGTTTTCTTTTGGTCATTTGCATTCTTGTTTTGCCTTTCATTTCATATCCTTTTTTAAGCTATTAGCCAGTTTTTTGCTTTTCTAATTGGTTTATACCAACTTTTTTTCTTTTCATCTTTTTTCATATTTGGAGGAAAAGCGTGTATTTGTGCGTAATAAAGGCTCTCTATTGTGTCATCGTGAGCCATTTTCGGGCCGAAAGTAAGAATTTCGTTAATTAAATCAAACATATTTTTCCTTAAATGTACTGTTCCGGTGCTAAAACGAGCAGAAAGTCCACTATAAATACGATTTCTTTTCTGAGTTCCGCCAGGTTTTTCAGGAATTACAGATATATGGAACTTATTTAACCTTCTTCTTTCATCATTTAGAGCCTGAAATATACTTCTATTCATAGCTACATCTTCAACGGTAGACGATATACAATTATATTTTTCATGCATATCTAGTATATAATCAACCACTCCTTTCTTTCCAAGTATCTCTCCAGTTGAAGGGCTTTTTGAACCGATTGTAGGGACACTTCTATGTCTTTCATACTCTAATACATATAATTCATTATTAGCATCAATCGCAATTACAGTTATTACTGAAAAATCGCTATGCTTTGTATCAATATCTGTAGCTGGGTCACATCCTATAAACGTATTAACAGGTATATCTTCTCCATCTTTTACTATATAATTGTTTCCATCTTCATGTTTGTAATACCCATCCCAATAACTAATATGGTCTCTTCTCCATATAGCATCTTCTTCACTCATTACCTCCATCATATATTCTTGATAGAATTTTTGAGGTTGACCAGAATCTATATAGAATTTTTTCTTTTCTTTTAATTTCGAGACTGGAAAAAACGATTCCCATAAAGGAGTATTTTCATCCAATAAAGCTTTATAAGTAATAACCCTCCATGAAAACTCTTTTCCATCTTTTTGAGAACGTGCGTAATTATTAATAAGATTGTTAATGAAAGAGTCATAATGTACGGGAGTACCATTAACACGCAGCCGACCAGTATGAGGCTCAATAGCAGGATATACCACAGCGGTAACCAGATTAGCATTCTTATCCCTAGCTTCTTTTGTGATTGTGTTTGCTTCGTGCTCGAAGTCGTCAAGAACGATAAGGTCGTATCTTTTGTGGAGCTTGGCTCCTCCTCTAATTCCTGCAACATTACTTTTACTAATGAGTTTACATCCATTTGTTAGCTCAATATCCTCCTCTGTCCACTTCCTTCCTTTAAGTGAACCAAAGTAATATTTTATCCTATCATTAAACTCTATATGATGTTTAATGTAGTCCATATTACCAACACTAAGCTTTTGTGTAGCAGAAACCCAAGCATAAAATAAAAAATTATCCTTTGTTGCGAATACGAAATCTTTGATTATAGATGCTTTGGTAAGTACGGTCTTGCCATGACCACGTGGAATGATAATTGCAGTTTGTTTTATATTCTTATCATCGATAGCATCAGCTACCTCATAATGAAAGAATGGAGTCTCTGACCTTAAAAAATCATCTGGAAGAAACAACTTTCCAAAAGAAATAAGGTCTTTACTTGCTAGTCTTAGGGTCTCTTCCGCTTGACTTACGTTCTGGCTGTTTATATTTGCCATCTAAATACTCTGTAAATTTATCATCCAATTTTTGCATTTCAATAAAATCATTAAAAACAGTTTCAATTCTTCTTAATCTTTCAACGATAAAGTAAACACTTTTTGTAACATCTTCAATATTTCTTCTTAAATCATGCTTACTATATGTTTTTTTATTTTTCATTCATCCTCCCGCATTTTATTATATCAAATTTTCTATTGGATTTAGATAAAACATTTTCTTCCATCCTTGTGTGCTATTATCAATTTTCCAAAAATAAGGGATTAAAGTCATTATACTAAAATGTAAATGAGGAACTTTTGCATTGCCAGTAGCTCCAACTAATCCAATTTCCTGCGATGCTCTTACAAATTTTCCAAATGAAACATTGTCTTCTGATAGATGAGCATAATAATATATCTTCCAGTTTGCTCCAAGTATAAACACCACATTTCCACCCATACTAAAATTACCCTTATATATCACCACTCCATCCGATGAAGATAATACAGGCGTGCCTTCTTTTGCAAAAATATCCATACCTTTATGAACAACTGATTTTCCCCATGGTTCTGACCAAAAAGTATTTTTATTCCAGTCTTTTTCACTTGCCCCCTTAACGGGAACTATATTTCCTTTAGGAATAATAAGATTTAAAATAAATAAAGTTGAAATAAGATACATTTCTAACTTCTTAAATACTTTAAATATTGAGCAGCTGTTTCTGGGTGAAAAATTGTAGTAATCAATCTATTATCATGGTCGTCATAACGAGGGTCTATAATTGTAACTGGGCAATTAAATATATTCTTATCGTCTAACCCTAATTTATCTGCATAGTTATC